CAACATCCGACAGATTCTGAACCGCAGTCTTGAGGTACGGACTCATGTATTGAGTTGCCACACAACCCAGATTCAGGTTGGCAGCAGAACAGATCATGGGTCTGGCAGCACACAGTGGGCTGGCACTTGTACCAGCTTGGAGGTAAGGAGCAGCAGCACCAGTCACATTCTGGTTTGCAGCCTGCCCTACAAGGTTCTGACCAGCAGTAACTCCGGGCTGGAAAGCACCATAGTTCTGGCAAGCCTGAGCAAATGCTTTTGTCTGGAGCGGTTGAGCACAAACAAATTGAGCATTCTGCTGCGCCGTCTGCCCAGCGTTAGCTAGATTGCTAAGGTAATTGGTGTAATACTGCGGAGCAGTCGTTACCTTGCACTGGGTCGAAGTCAGTAAATTTGCCATTTTTAGCCTTTAGCAATGTAGTCAAGCGGTGATTTCGCCTTTGGGGGTATTTTACCCGTAGGAGCAGACCGCTTATGCATTCTCAACTTCTCGCGCAGACCGTCCAGAATCTTCGCACCCTTTTTATTATCACCGCCACCCAAAGCATTTACAAATCCGGCTGGGAACACATATTCACCATCCGCTATCTTGGCTGCAACAGCCTTCCCACCAGACTCTTCCTTGTGGGGGACTTGTTTACGAAAACCCTCCAGAATGCCCATTCCGGCCTTGCTAGAGCCATCGCCAAGGGCCGACACAACATCTGCGTCCATGACATAGTCCCCGTCGTGCAGCATGGCTGGGATGTCGTCTGACTGCCCCGTGCCGCCTCCGCAGGCATAATATCCGGTCAACCCAGTAATGAACTCAGGATCATGACCTTTTGGGGCTGCTTCAGCATATTTCTTGGGGAGTCCACCTTCAGCCAGTCCACCCATCTCACCATAAGGCGATATCTGCTGACGCAGTTGCTTCAGCTTGGACATGGTCAAAGCCTGTCTTTTGGGAGTGGTTACAGTGTTAGGCAGCACATCAGGCCCAGAACAGACAAATTGAGGTGCATAAGGTGAATTCTGATTCAGGCAAGTAATTGCACCAAGTCCACCAGAAGCGTATTTCTTCATGATCAAACCACCATTTTTTGCTGTTAAAGGTTCAAGCTTAACTTCGTCTTTTTCTTTGGCACCCAAAGGTGATCCACCCAAAAACTCTGCTTTTGAATCTAGCCAAGGAATCCTTGAGTCTCCAGAACGAACGCTGGAAAGAGGGCTTTGGGATGTACCACCACCTCCACCACCTCCTCCTCCACTACTTCCAAACATGTCAAATTGCTTGCCAAGCATATTGGTAAGCATTTTTATCAAACTTGGAGATGCAGGGAATCCATTGGATTCCAAAAGATTACTAATGGTAGAGCCAATAGCCCCCAACTCAGCACCAGTCAGGAAACTACCCCCCATCAACTTGCTCAACACACCACCCTTCAAAGAACTATTAATGACTGAAGGCAATGCTTGAACAATTTGCCACGGCACACCAGCATCCGTAAGCGTTTGCAGAACTGGCTGGTAGATGTTGTTGTTGAAAGATAATTTAGGGCCAGTAGCTGATTGCGCTCCAGCAGGAGGTACGTCATACATGTCGCCATACGCAGATTGCGTTGTTAATGGGTTCATCCCACTAGTGGTTGCTGCCGGTAATGCGCTTGCAGCATTGTTTAATGAACTGTTTATATCTGCTGAATATCCCGGCCCACCAAAATCAGCATATGGGTCAACTGCTTCCCCGCCAGAACCTCCTGTTAATTGTTGTGCGGCAAATGAAATAGCAGCGGCTTTTGCGGCAGATTCTATATCTCCGCTATTAACAAGGCTAAATGCACCAGCACCTAATGGCCCACCAAAAATAGAAGCGGCAATATTTGCTGCTGCACTTGCATCCCCCAAACCTAAGTTGCCACCACCCATGCCAAAAAGACCACCACTGTTATCAGCCGCTCTTTCTCTTCCTTCAGGACTTTGAGATTCCGCATACTGACGGTATTGATCAGAGGTTCCTTGGTTGTACCAACTGGTATTAGCCCCAAGTCGATCAGCAACCTCCTTTGCAGCGTTGTAAGCATTACTCCCACCGCCCAACTTTCCCCACCAGTTTGATGCCATCATCGCAGCAAGTATCTGGTCTTGCGAATACTGACCTCCAACTGTCTGCTGGATGATGTTTTGCAACTGCGGGAAAAAAGAAGCATCTTGTGGGTTCATTGCCCCACCGTACATATCTTTTTGCGCTTGCTGCTCAGGTGCTAGGTAAGGAGAGTAGCGATACCCATCTTCCGTGTTTGGATCAACAACAGAACGTGTCCACCTTGCTCCACCCTCTGGGTCACCTTGACTACCTCCGGGGTCGTATAAAACATTGTTTCCGCTCTGATCGGTGTATGTGTAAGTTTCTGGGGTGGTTTGTTGAGTGTTATCCTCATCGTAGTATGTTTGCCCCGGCACCGTGGTGACTTTTACTCCTTTTGGAATGTTTGTAGGAAGAGCCATTGTTATTCCTTAAGACTGTAAGTTCATAATGCCGCACATGGCTTGCGCCCAATCTCTCCAGTCTTCATAGACCCTGTGATCTGGAATACCGGACTGACCAAAGTTTCCTATTCCATTCATTCCATCAACCCAGTTTCTCCAATGCTCCTCTTCAACACCACCTATCTGATTCGCGGAAAACAACTCCTGCATAAGCTTGCAATAGCCATCCCACTCCATTCCTCTTGGATCGTAGGTGATCACGGGTTACCCGTTCCACGAACATCACCAGTCTCTACACTCAGAAGCACTCTACCCATGAAGTAATCTCCATTCTGGGTATTGCTCCTGAATTTGAGCCTCATCTCTCGACGCTGCTCCTTCATGTCAATCTTCAAAGTATCGGCATTGAAAACATAAGGATCAGAAGGATCATCCGCATCATCAGCATATGACTTGCCAGTGATGATCACTTCCATATCACCAGTTTGGACAAAGTCAGGCTCTACTCTCTCTATACGAGTCCACAGGTTGTCTCCGGGTTGCTGCACAGACCCAACCAACCCTGTCCACGATCCAACCACATTGGTCTCTACATAAGACTCAATGGCATTAACAGTGTTTGTGTAGATGGAATTGGTTCCTACTTCATGCTGCCACAATGTATATTTGCCAGTCGTGTTCTGCTCAGTACCTCCCCAAATTGGCCTGCGGAACACCTCAGAGAAGACCCCAGCAGACCTACGAGCGCCAAGCGCCTGACCCGCGTCATACCAGCACTTTTCACGGATGTTGTAAATGATTGCATCGTTGCACTCCGTAGAAGTACCGCTTGGGAAGAACCACCAGATTTCACCAAAACGAGGAACCTTGCTCACCCATACTTTTTGCCGTTGCGCGTAGTTCAGGTTGTCAAAGAAATAATTAAAGTTCTGGCTATTAGGAACTTCTTGAACAACACCGTTGTACATCAGGAATCGATCACTACCAGCCCAATAGAACAATCCATCATATTCAATCACGCACTGCGAAGACATGATCGATGACTGCTGAGTGATTAGGTCATACTTCCAATAGAAGGTCTGGTTGCCAACGCTGGTAGGTGCGTATGTGACCCGCACAACAGAATCTAGCGTCCAAAACAATCCAGCAGGAGAAGTCGTACCTCCCCGTAAAGGTAATCCCTTGATGACCTTTGTAGAAGATACGTTGTTTTCGTTTGAATCAGACGATGTCCAGTTGTTGAAGTCACCAGCAGAACAGTTCTTGATCAGCCCATTGTTCCCATACACAAACAAATAAGGGAAGAGCATTACAACTCCACCTGATACTTGAACATTGTTGTCAAACGTCAGAGTAACCGTTCCACTTGCCGTAGCCGCTGCACTGATTACAGCAGTCCATACAGTAGCTACCAAAGATGCTGATACGACAGTCGTTCCAGAAGGAATTCCAACACCTGAAATAGACAACCCAGCACCTATAGCCGCTATAGTCGTGGCAAAGGTTACGCTGGTAGAAGTATTGGTAGTCGTTCCCGTAGCGGTAAATATTCCAACAGGACTCATCGATGTACCCGTAAATGGGCCATACATAATGTTTGTATTTACGGTGGATGAAATATCATTTAGGTTCTGACCCGGATGCGCTATCAGGTTGTTCTGACCATTCCCAAGAGCATCGTAGCCAATGTCCATCTGCCACAAAGTATTTGCGTTAGCACTGTAAGTGGATAAAGAAGTTACATATCCAGCAAAGCCTGATCCAGACCCACCTATTGATGCAGCCAATATAGTGACCGTTCCATTTTTGACATATCCAGAACCACCGGATGTAACGGTAACGCTACTCACCAAATTGCTGGCTACTATAACTGTAGCTAAACATCCAGTGCCTAAAACAGCATTAATTGGCACTGATGTATATGTTCCATTTACATACGCAGAACCTTGATTGGTAATGGTGATCGCAGCAACAACACCAGTTTGTACAATTTCTGTAGGGCCGGAACCTATGGCATCATCATTGTCCGTAGTCCACTGTTCTAGACCATCACTGTATCCAGAGATGACATAATTAATGCCATTGTCTGAACTCATGATCATGCCACGGCTTATTCCAGAAGCATTCAGAAATGCACCGTTGTAACCAGCAATCTTTCTAGGACGACCATATTGAAATCGCACCCATTTGCCATCTACATAAGAAGTGGATGAAAGTTGAGTGCTGTCCCGTTGAATCCCCGGCCCTACTTGTAGCGTGACGACTTTAGCTGTCAAAGCAACACCCCATCAAAATGAGCCACCACTAATCCCAGCAGGAACAGCCAATCCACTAGATGTAAGAGTTGCCCTGTTCACACCACTAACAGTGAACCCTAGCTGACCACTAGCAGGTAGGTATAGACCAGTTGTGGCATCCCCAGAAAATGACAGTGATGGAGCAGCAGCAGAGCCATTCCCAATCGTCAGTGCAGAGATAAAAGATGACGTTGCTGTCTGAGCGTTATAGACGTTGGTGCCATCGCAAATGGCAATGATCGTCTGACCTTGAGCCAAGACAACAGTCGTACCAATACCAGCAGTTTTAAACGTCAGAGAGAAAGCGCCAGTTGTGTTGTTTTGCAAAGAATATAACTGCACAGTCGATGGAAGAACAACAATACAGTTGGATGTTAAAACACCCTGATAAGCTTGAATCGTATTGGCAGCTTCGACAGAGGTGAGGGTAACCGTTCCACCAGTGACGTTCTTGGTCAGTTGGGTATAAAAGAACGTAGCCGAACGACCATACGCATAGCTGTACCAATTGGTTCCATTTGACACAACAACAAATGATTCAGCAAGCTGAAGCTGTGCGCTGGCATTACCATCAATAGTGTCTGTTCCAGTCAGAGCAATACTTAGTATGCCAGTACCATCATTCTTGATGACAATGTAAAAACCTGAACCAACCCCAACCGCTGATGGCAATGTTGCAGTGCCTGCACCACCAGTCCATACATACATTGCCGATCTGTCATTGCTCGTAAATGTATAGTTGGAAGAAAATGTGGATACCAGAGTGTTGGTGTTAAGCGTAGTGCTGATGGCTTTAAGACCAAACCCAGCAAGGGTTGCAGCGTTTGCAGCAGAAGTGCCAGCACCAAACTGGACTACATCCCAAGTTCCATTGACTGTAGCGTTGCTGGTAACATAAACATATTGGGATATACCAGATGAAATGCTGACAATGGTATTCCCACCACTATCGGTAACCGTAAATGCATTGGCCCCAATATTGTTGATCAAAGTTGATTGACCAACTGATACTTGTGTTGCCGGTGGCATGATCAAATTAAGGCTGGCAACCGAAGCAATTACCTCAATGATGTTGGCTACAACACTTGTCGTGTTGCCATTTATAGGCCACTCAAGAGTTGTATTGGCACTGATGGTCAGCTTTATATACCCAACTTGCGATGGGCTGATTGTCTGTCCGGTGTAGGGATTTACATATGAAGTCATGATTAGGAATCCACAGCGACGGCTTGACGGTCACCAACACGCGCCACATCCTCTGCCTTCAGGGACTGGAGAGCCTCGGTGTACTTTTGTTGGAAAATCTGACGCTGGTCATTCTTCAAGAATGGCATTGCCTGCAACAATGTTCCAAATAACATGGCATTTGGTGCATTCTGAGTGAGCCAATTGGTCTGGTTGGTAGAACTCAATGGAGCAATCCGCTCATAGTAAAGAACACCAAAGTTGTACGCCGCATCAGGAGTAGGAGCCAAATACCAATGCTCCCAGTCAGTATCCGCGTAATATTGCGGAACGTCCT